TCCTTACGGACCAAATGCTTTTGTTGCTTATGGCGGTGGTGGTGGGGGTAATGGCTCCGGTGCAGGCGGCCCAAACAAAGATGGCGCAAACGGAGGTTCCGGTGGTGGCGGTGCTTATGGCACTGCTGGTTCTTCAGGAGGAACAGGAAACACACCTTCAACATCACCGGCACAAGGAAGTAATGGAGGAGCCGGAGGAACAACAACAGGGTTTTATGCTTGTGGTGGAGGTGGTGGTGCTAGCGGTACAGGAACAGCAGGAAATTCAGCGGTCGGAGGTGGAAACGGAGGTGCTGGCACAACAGTTAGTGCTTCTTTAGGAGGGGCAACATTTTCAGGCGGCGGCGGTGGTGCGTGTGACCCTCCAGGCACTCAAGGGACGGGTGGTTCTGGCGTAGGTGGTAATGGTGCTGGTTCGTCTGGCGCTACATCAGGAGTTGCTAACACAGGTGGTGGTGGCGGTGGATTAAATAACGTTGCAGCGCCAAATGCTGCTGGTTCCGGCGGCTCAGGCATCGTCATCATCAAAATAAATCAATAGAGGTCAAATGGAAAACACGAAGGTCTACAGATTTTTAGGCATTGATACAGCGATGCACATGCTGCGTCCCAATGCCAAGTGGGAGATAACGAACAATGTCATCACCAGATGGGATGATCCACGGCCTAAGCCCAGTATGGAAGAGATTTACTGGGTGATGGAAAAGATCAAGGAGTTTGAAGAGTCCATTCCCACGATCTGGCTTGATGAGGATTGGGAGAAGATCACTGGCGAAAGAAGGATGATTGAAGAGGCTGTGGGCGTATGAACTTACATAGCTTATTCCCAACTGCTGTAGGATTTTTTAATCTTGATCGCTCATTGACTGAAGAAGAAAAAGACTTTCTATTAACGCTGGAACAACGTCCTAACATGGGAAACAGAACCAGCAAAGATAACTTTGTACTTCGTAATCAGTGCATGACTTCTTTACGTAGTTGGATGGAAGATTGTGTTGATGAATACTTCAAAGCCACTGTAAACCCTAAACATGCTGTGAATCTACGTATCACACAGTCTTGGGTTAACTATAGTGAGCCAGGACAGTTTCATCACAAACATGCACATCCTAACTCGTATGTCAGCGGTGTATTCTATATACAAACCAATGAAAACGATAAGATTTACTTTTACAAAGATGGATATCAACAGATCAAGTTCCCAACTGAACAGTGGAATGAATGGAACAGTGAATCATGGTGGTTTGAAGCTGCTGAAGGAAAGCTTATATTGTTTCCTTCTAACTTAACACACATGGTCCCTACTGTTGAGGGTGATGTTGTTCGGACATCCCTGAGCTTTAATTCATTCCCTGTTGGTGTTGTTGGTGAAGAACTAGATCTTACTGGATTAAAACTGGAGGCTTAAGTGGCACACTTTGCAAAGATTGATGAGAACAATGTAGTAATTCAAGTCGTTGTTGTTGACAACAAAGACACTGCTGATGCTTCAGGTGTAGAGAAAGAACACATCGGTGCAGCATTCCTAGAAAGACTACTAGGTGGTACGTGGAAGCAAACGTCTTACAACGGAAACAAGCGTAAGAACTATGCTGGTATGGGTTATACCTTTGATGCTGTCCGTGATGCTTTTATACCACCTAAGCCTTCTGATGATGCTGTATTAGATGAAGAGACTTGTCAGTGGATTGTTACTGTAGCTGCTGACTCTGTTGGTGCTGACACTGTTTAAGGAAATCAGCAATCTTCTGATGTTCTTCGGCAGTACCATCATTCTTGATACGGTTAGCTCTCCAAGACATCACCACTACATTACCTTTGATGTAGCCTTTGGTGGGGTCTATACGGTCAAAGCTAACCGAGTTCTCTTGTCTTTCAGGAGCAAAGTAGTTAAGTTCAATACCTAGTATCGGACAATGAGTAGGGAAGGATAGATCACCAAACTCTATAGTCCATTCATGTTTATAGTTAGAAGCTTTCTTACGTCTGAACTTCTCTCTAAAGGCTTGATAGGCATCTTGTTCACGCACTGATGCCTCTTCTGGGTAATGACCCCATTTCTGCTTATAGTTCTGTCTTAGAAGCTCTCTACGCTGTGTTCGAGGACGTTGTTCATCAGTGATACGACCTTCTTTGACTAGTTTATCAATCAGTTGATGTACTCGTTGTCTGCTTACATTACCTAAAGCTTTACGTATCTCTTCAGTAGGTTTTCCATGAGCAACTAAATGTTGGACAAGGTTTAACCTTTCCTGAGAAGTTAGTGATGTTTTAGCAAAGTGGTGTGCCTGCATAGTGTCTCCAAAAAGCAGGATTGTATCACACTTTAGTAACGCAGTCAAGGGGCTTTACAGCAACAAAATAGGTGTGGTAAAATTACAACATGGAAGAAAAACTACAAAGATACTATGAAAATAGGTTTGACTTATTTTCTCATCCAGGTTGGCTTGATTTGATGGAAGATGCTCAACAATTGTTCGAAGCATACAACAAAGTCACATCCATCACTGACTCAAACAACCTATTCTTTAAAAAAGGTCAACTAGACATCTTAGATTGGCTCCTGACACTCAAAGAAGTATCAGAAAAAGCCTATGAGGATTTAACGAATGAGGATTATAAATGATTTTCAATGCTCTGAAGGTCACACAACAGAGCATTTAGTTGAGTATACCCAGAACACTGTAGTTTGTCCTGTTTGCGGTAAAAGAGCACAAAGGCAATTAGCAGCACCGAGAAGTAAGCTAGAAGGTATTACTGGCTCATTCCCTGGTGCAGCAGATCGATGGGCTAAGGTACACGAACAGGCCGCTAAAGTAGCACAGTCTAAGTCCTACTACGAGGGATAACTTAGATTTTTTTTAACATCCTAACAATTGGGTTTAACCCGACTAGGAGACGCAAATGGCTGAATTTGTAGATTCTGTTGATGACGAACAACAAGTTAATGAATTTCAAGCGGAGGAAGTAAAGCAAGCAACACCTACTCAGCATGAGGTCCCTGAGAAGTATAAGGGTAAATCTCTAGATGAGATCATAAGGATGCACCAAGAGGCTGAGAAGTTAATTGGTCGTCAAGCACAAGAGGTTGGTGAAGTTCGAAAACTTGCTGATGAGTTAATCAAGAGGCAAATCACTACCCCTAAGGTAGAAGCAAAAGAAGCTGTTGAAGAAGAGACTGATTTTTTTGCCGATCCTGTTAAGGCAGTTAACAAAGCAGTAGCTACGCATCCTGCTGTGCAGCAAGCTCAACTAGCAGCAGCACAGATGGCTCGTATGCAGACTGCGAACAGGCTAGCTCAATCACATCCAGATTATACACAGGTCATTGCTGATCCTGAGTTTGCTGAATGGGTTAAAGGCTCTAGTGTTCGCCAAAGGCTGTACGCAGCAGCAGATCAACAGTTTGACTTTGACTCTGCTAACGAACTACTCACTACGTTTAAGGAACTGAGAAAGATCAAACAGGAAACTGTTAATCAAGCTTCTCAACAACTTCAAGAACAGACAGAGAAGACACTTAAAGCTGCTACTGTAGCTCTTGATGGTGCTACTGGAGAAACGAGCAAGAAAATTTACCGTCGAAGCGATCTTATTCGGCTTCAAATGACAGATCCAGAGCGTTACCTAAACCTGCAACCAGAGATTATGCAGGCATACGCTGAGGGTCGTGTCCGTTAAACTTAATTTTAAAGGAAACTTAAAATGGCTGCTGTAACTTATCCTGGAGGTAGTTCCTCCATCGTTAACAAGACCAATGCTGATAAATTTATCCCAGAGATTTGGTCTGATGAAATCATCGCTGCCTACAAGAAGAATCTTGTTATGGCAAACCTTGTCAACAAGATGTCTATGCGTGGCAAGAAAGGTGATCTGCTTCATATTCCTAAGCCCACCCGTGGTGTAGCTGCTGCCAAAGCTGCTAACACTGCCGTTACCATTCAGGCTAACGTCGAAGACGAAGTGCAAGTTTCAATTAACAAGCACTACGAATACTCACGTTTGATTGAAGACATCGTTGAAGTGCAAGCATTGGCTTCCCTGCGCCGCTTCTACACCGAAGACGCTGGTTACGCTCTTGCTACGCAAGTAGATACTGACCTTGTTCGTATCGGTCGTCTCTTCAATGGCTCACACGCTGCTGGTGCAACTGGTGACTACTCTGTTACTGGTACAACCACTGCCTACATCGGTGGTGATGGTACGACTGCCTTCTCAGGCGGTGCTGGTGCTGGTAACGCTTCTGCACTGACTGATGCTGCTATCCGCCGTACCATTCAGCGTCTTGATGATGCTGATGTTCCTATGGATCAGCGTTACTTCCTCGTTCCTCCTGTTGCTCGTAATACCATGATGGGTCTTTCTCGTTTCACCGAGCAGGCTTTCGTTGGTGAGCAAGGCGGTAGCAACACCATCCGCAACGGTCAGATCGGTGATGTATACGGTGTTAAAGTGTTTGTTTCTACGAACGCTGATACAGCTTACAGCTCTTCTGGTACTGCTCCTCGTGCTTGCTTGATGTTCCACAAGGATGCAATGGTTCATGCAGAGCAGATGGCTGTTCGTTCACAAGCTCAGTACAAGCAAGAGTATCTCTCTACGCTGTACACTGCTGACACTCTTTATGGTGTTGCAGAGCTTCGTAACGATGCTGGTATCGCCCTCATTATCCCTGGTTGATAACATTAGGGGCCTAATCAGCCCCTCTAACTAAGGAGATAATTATGGCTGCTACTTCTGTTGTTTCTCGTCGTGGTACAGATCAGTTTCGTGGTCTATTCAGTGATACTTGGTCAGTGACAGCTACGCTGGACTTGGCTTCGGTTGCTGATGCTGAAACACAAGTTGATACTGTTACGGTTCCTGGTGTTGCTCTTGGTGATGTTGTTCTTGGTGTTTCGTTCGGTGTCGATGTTGCTGGGCTCAGTATTACTGCTGATGTCACGGCTGCTGATACGGTAACGATTGCCGCTAACAACAATACTGGTGGTGCTGTTAACTTAGCATCCACTACGATCAAGATTGCTGTAGCTAGGTTCGTATAAAAAGGAGGGGCTTTGTAGCCCCTTCAACATATAGAGGTCATTATGGTTTACTTTAGATGTAAGTGGTCCAACAATGTAATTGGTGTTGAGGTTGAATATGATGTAGCACAGATGCGTAAGCATCCTGACTATGATGAAGTAGAAGAAGAAAAGAAAGAAGAAACTGAAAAGGCTACTAAGGTAAAGAAATCTAAAGAGGATTAGAAATGTCTAACTATACGAAGACAACCAACTTTACTGCCAAAGATTCTCTACCATCAGGTAATGCTGGAAAGATTGTCAAAGGTTCTGACTTTGACACTGAGTTTGACAACATTGCAACTGCTATCTCTACTAAGCAGGATTCTTCTTCGCTTGGTACGATGGCAACACAGAATGCTAGTAACGTAACCATCACAGGTGGATCTATATCTGATTCTGATGGTAGTGTTCGCTCAATCACACAGTCTGGATCAGCTAAGACTACTTCGTATACGTTAGCACCCACTGACAACGGTAACTTCATTGAAGTTGGTAGTGGTGGTTCAATCATTGTTCCTGATGCAATATTCTCTGCTGGTCAGAATGTGGTTATCTTCAATAATACCACTGGATCAATCACTATTAATTTAAGTATTGCAACAGCATACATATCTGGTGTGAATTTTGACAAAGCATCAGTAAGCTTATCTACTAGAGGATTAGCTACGATATTCTTTATCTCTGGTACTGTTTGTGTGGTTGCTGGTAGTGTGACATGAGTGCTTCTGTTCTTATTGGTACACTCACAGGAGGTATCAAACAGATTGCATATACAACACCAGGAACATACACTTGGGTGTGTCCTCCTGGAGTTTCTACAGTTTGTGTTGTCACTGTTGGTGCTGGTGGAGGAGGTCAAGGACAGTACGGAGCAGGTGGTGGAGGTGGTTTAGGCTACAAGAATAACATCACTGTAGTCCCTGGTAACTCATACACAGTTGTTGTTGGTGCAGGCGGTACAGGACAGTATTGGCCTGGATACGGTATTAGAGACGCTGATCCAGCCCCATCAGGTGGTAACAGCTACTTCATTGATACAGCAACTTGTGTTGGTTATGGTGGCTCTGGTGGTTCTTCTTCAGGAGGAGGTGCTGGAGGAGGCTACGTAGGTGATGGTGGTGGTAACGGAGGCTCAGGAGGCTCTAACGGAGGTGGTGGAGCCGGTGGTTATGCAGGTAATGGCGGTGCTGGCGGTAACTCCTCAGGTGCTAGTGGCTCCTCAGGAAGTGGAGGAGGTGGTGGAGGAGGAGCTGCTGATAACTTATCCTATGGTGGGGGCGGAGGTGGTGGCGGTGTAGGTATTCTAGGACAAGGCACAAGTGGTGCTGGAGGCTCTGGAACATCTTCTTATCCTCCCATACCTTCTGAATCATACGGAAACCCTGGTAGTGGTGGTTCTGGTGGTAGTAATGGTGGTGTACCTGATTCAGAACAAGCTAGTGCTGGTGGTTCGTATGGTGGTGGTGGAGCAGGAGGTACTTACGGCAATGCACCTCAAAGCGGAGGCAATGGCGGTGGAGGCGCAGTAAGAATCATTTATGGTCCGAATCGTTCATTCCCGTCAACTAATACCGGAGATGTGTGATGGCTCTCCAAGCAGACGAACACGTAAAACAGATTGGTGATGCCTTATCAATCATCACTGTTGTTGGTACATTAGCTAACCTGTTACCAGCTATTGCAGCTATCCTTACCATTGTATGGACTGCAATCAGGATATGGGAAACAGATACAGTACAGATGATCTTTGGAAGGAAGAAAGATGAAACAAAAACCAAAGAAGATTGAGAAGGTTATGCGTGAGTATAAAGAAGGAACACTACACAGTGGTAAAGGTGGTCCTGTAGTTAAGTCACGTAAGCAAGCAGTTGCCATTGCCTTATCAGAGGCTGGTATGGCTAAGAAGAAAGGAAAGAAGAAATGATGAAACCCTGTCCAGGATGTCCTACCCCAGCTAAGTGTAAGAAAGCTGGTAAGTGTATGATGAAAGCCAAAGAAGCAAAGAGAACAAAGTGAAACCAGGACTATACGCTAACATCCAAGCCAAGCGTAAGCGTATTGCTGAAGGCTCTGGTGAGAAGATGAAGAAGCCTGGAAGTAAAGGTGCTCCAACAGCTAAAGATTTCAAGGAGGCAGCTAAAACTGCTAAGAAGAAATGAAAGACTCTAGATTGGAAAGGGCGGGAGTGTCTGGGTACAACAAACCGAAGCGTACACCGGACCATCCTACGAAATCTCACATTGTTGTTGCAAAGGACGGTGATCAAGTAAAGACGATTCGCTTCGGACAACAAGGTGTTAAAGGTTCTCCTGAAGGTTCAGCAAGGAACAAAGCCTTTAAAGCTCGTCATGCAGAAAACATCTCAAAAGGTAAGATGTCAGCGGCTTACTGGGCCAATAAGGTGAAATGGTAATGGCTACCTTTCTTGATTGTGTTAATGGCGTTCTTAGACGCATCCGTGAGGATGAAGTAGTTGCTGTTATTCAGAGTGACTACTCTAAACTCATTGGTGATATGGTCAATGAAGCTAAGAGAGAAGTTGAAGATGCTTGGAACTGGTCTGTGCTTCGTCAAACGATCACAGTCACTACAGCAGCATCAACAACGAATTATGCTTTGTCTGGTTCTAATCTAAGAACTAAGATTGAAGATGCTTTCATACCCGCTGCACACTGGTATCTACGTCAGCTATCAGCAGCAGAGATGAACATGTACTTAAATGTTCTCAGTGCTCCTACTGGTCGTCCTAGTAGCTATGCTATGGCTACGACAAGCTCTGCTGGTGTGTTGTCCGTTGATGTATTCCCTGTTCCAGATGCAGTTTACACACTGAAGTTTGATTGCATTGTACCTCAAGCAGATCTTGTTAATGATACTGATGTTATCTATGTACCATCAGATGTTGTTATCCAAGGTGCTTACCTACGTGCTATCAATGAACGTGGAGAGGATGGTGGTCGTCTATCTGATCAGCAAGCAGATCTTTATCGTAAGACACTTGCTAACTATATCTCTATTGAAGCTGGTAGAGAGAGTGACTTAGTTCTCTGGGAAGCAGTATAATGGCTGATCAACTTAAACCAGTAACAGTTGTTGCTCCTGGTTTTTTTGGTCTTAATACCCAAGACTCTTCTGTTACACTGCCTAAGGAATATGCTCTTAAGGCAGAGAATGCTGTTATTGATCAGTTTGGTCGTATTGCTTCTAGGCGTGGTTGGGTCAAGGTCAATACTTCTTCTGGTTTCAACAGCACAGAGCCTGCATTGATCAAAGAAGTCATCAAGACTGATGGATCAAAAGAGATTCTTAGTATTGGTGACAACAAGATCTACTCAGGAACTACAACACTGACACTGAAGTACACTGGTACTACATGGACAGCACAGAACTGGAAAGCAGTAGACTTCAATGGCTTTACTTACTTCTTTCAACGTAATCATAACCCACTGATCTACGTACACAGCACCAATACTTACTCACTGATGTCCGCTTATGGTAGCTATAGTGGTACTGTACCCTTAGCTAATGAAGTGTTAAGTGCTTTTGGTCGTTTATGGGTTGCAGACACAAGCACTGATAAACGTACAGTTACTTGGTCAGATTCTCTACAGGGTTTTGCTTGGACAGGTGGTACAGCAGGTTCAGTCAATATTGAGAAAGTATTGACTAACGGCACTGATACTATCACAGCCTTAGCAGCCTTTAACGGCTATCTTATCATCTTCTGTCGTCGGTCTATCATCATATACAATGGTGCTCAGAATGACCCAACAACAAACCTATCATTGGTTGAAGTCATTGATGGTGTTGGTTGTATCAGTAGAGATACAGTACAAGATGTAGGCACTGATATCTTCTTCTTGTCCGATAGTGGTGTTAAGAGTCTAGCTAGGGTTATTCAAGAGAAGTCTAATCCGATCTTTGATATCTCTCGTAATGTCAAGAATGATTTGATCACTGACATTGCTACCAATGGTAATGATGACAACATCAAGTCTGTTTACTCAGATGCTGATGGTTTCTACTTATTAAGTCTTCCCTCAAGAAAACTAATCTATTGCTTTGATGTTAAGTCAAGGCTACAGGATGGTTCCTGTAAAGTCACTACATGGACAATAGCACCGATATCGTTTTGTGCTACCAGTGATCGTAAATTGTACTTTAGCAGAACAGGCTATATAGCTCAATACTCTGGTGCAAGCGACAATGGAACAGCATATACGTTCTCTTACTATACTTCAAACATTGATGCTCAAACACCAGGAATATTTAAGATACTTAAGAAGATGACGATGCTTCTTATTGGTGGTAACAACACCACTATCAATATTCGATGGGCTACAGATTACAGTAACAGCTACAAAAGCGGTCAATACACACTACCTACAATAGCCCGTGCTGAGTACAACATTGCTCAGTACAACATTGATGAATACAACACAGGTTACAACACTGGTTTATCTGTTCGTAAAGTAGAAAGACAGATTAGTGGTACTGGTGGTGTATTCCAGATAGGTATTGAAGCTAACATAGCAACAGAAACAATCTCCGTTCAACAATTGGACGTATTTGTGAAAACAGGTAGGGTCATATAATGGCTATTCAGCAGAATACTGGGTTTAGGATGATGGAGGGAGGTTTAGAAGACACTCCTTTAACAATGTCTGAAGACGCTTCAAGAACTGCTTTTGATCAAGTAACTTCAGATATTAGTAACCTGTATCAGAACATGCTTCAAAGATCCCCTGATGCTGGTGGTTTACAGTATTGGGTTGATCAGGTTAATAGCGGTAAAGCTACCTTGAATGATGTATCTAATGCCTTTAAAGGCAGTACAGAATTCTTAGGTACACAGCTTCGATCATTGAACTCGTTATGGGATGCTGAAGTAGCTAACCAAGAACAACCTGGAATACAATCCGACATCAAAACTGGTTCTGTAGACTTTGGTGGTAGGAACTGGACAGCCTTCAGAAGTCCTGATGGTGGTGTTCAAATCTCAACACTTAATGCGGATCAGAGTGGTATCGGTAGCGGACAATACAGGGCAGACTTCTTAGACCCTGCTACTGGTGAAGTTACCACAAGAGTGTTGGATCGTAATAAGACAACTGATAGATTAGGTAAAGTACTGATAGGTACAATGGCTGCTTTGATTGCAGCACCACAGTTAGCTGGTTCTTTGTTCGGTACTGAAGCTGCTGCTGGCTTAGGAGCTGACTTAGCTGCTGGTGGTTTGTCCGCAGAATCATTAGCTACACTCAATGCTATTGGTCCTGGTGCTGTTAGTGAGATTATTGCAGGCACTGGTGCTGAATTAGCGGGTCTTACAGGAGCTACTGCCGGAGCTACAGCAGGTGGTTTACTTAGTGGGGCTTCTGATCTTGCTGTTGCTGGTGTTGAAGGAGCAGCATCACAGGCTGCAACAAGTGCTTATACGCAGACACTAGCTGCTACTGGTAACACAGCCTTAGCAAACATTGCTGCTGATGTAGCCTCTGGTAATGTTGCTGGTGGTCTATCTGTTTCTGATGCGGTAAATGCTGGAGTTACAGCAGCATCTAATGCAGTTGCTACAGGCGCAGTAACTGGTACAGGTGCTGTTACTGGTGGAGGTGGTGCTGTAACAGGTGGTATTTCAGCAGGCACTGGAGCTACAACAGGTGGTTTATTAACTGGTGCTGGTACTGCTGCAACAGGAGCAACTACCGCAGGTACTACCACAGCAGGAACTACTACTGGAGCAACAACGGCTGGAACTGCTGGCGTAGGCGGAGCCGCAACAGGTGCTGGAGTCGCTGGAGCCGCTACTAACTTATTTGGTGATAATCCGTTAGGTAACTTACTAAAAACAATCGGTATCACTAATGCTGATGAACTAAAGAGTTTATTTAGTACTGGTATTGATATGGCTGCTAGGAATACAGCAGCATCTGAGTTATCAACAGCTCAGACAGATATTGGGAAAGCATACAAAGATGCTGCTAGTAATGTTAACTTTACTCCTTATGGCGTAACAACAAACTTATTTGGTACTTCGTTTGCTGACGGTACAATGAAGACTTCTCTCAGCCCTGATCAACAAACATTAGTAGATAACTTGTTAAAGGCTGCTTCAGGATCAGCACAGCAAGCACAGTTAACTAATGTTGATACACTAGCTCAGGACTATTACAACAAGTTAGCTGCTTTATCTAAACCAGAACAGGAACGTCAACGTCTAGCTACTGAAGAACGCTTACGTTCGCAAGGTAGATTGGGTGTAAGTGGTGCTGCTTATGGTGGTACATCACCAGAGTTGTTAGCTCAGGAACAAGCTATAGCACAGCAGCAACTACAGCGTGAGCTACAGTCTAGACAGGCTGCATTAGGTGAACGTGGTACGTTACTGTCTCAGGCGCAAGCAGCCTTTACACCACTACAGCAACTTTCTCAGCAACAGATTGCAGCAGGACAGTTAGGTGCTACATTAGGTCAACAAGCAGCTAACACAGCCTACCAGAAAGGTTTGCTGACTACAGCAGGTCAAAGAGCTGAATCTGATATAGCAGCAGAGATAGCCAGATTAAAAGCAGGATCAGTACAGGCTGGATCTAATGTAGGTAGTCAGTTACTAACAAACCTGCTTACAAACGCATTCACTAAGATTGGAGTTTAATAATGGCTCAACCAAGTTTATTTGGCCCTAGTGTTGCAGAAACACAGTTAGCCATTGAACAACAAGATCAGCAGAATGTCAGACAAGGAAGGACTGGTTGGGCTGGTGTTGCTGATATTGGTATAACGTCTGCACAAAGAGCTGCTAGATCCTTAGGTGGTTTGTTCGGTATCGAAGATCCTAGGCTGAAGGAAGCAGCACAGCAAGAAGCTATCTTCAAAGAACTGAAGGATAGTGGTGTTGACTTCACTGACTCTGAGAAGCTATACCCTGCATTGATTAATGCTTATCAGTCCAGAGGTATGATTGACAAAGCTATCGTAGCAGCAGCTAAGTATGAAGATGTTAAGTCTGCATCGCTTAAGACTCAAGCAGAGATTGGATTGAAGGAAGCACAAGCTAAACAAGCTGAAGCAAAAGCAAAAGCTGCTGGACAAGTAAAACCTTCTGAACTAGGAACGCTACAGGCTGAAAGAGATGCTTTACGTACTCGTATGCAGAATTCTACAAGTGAGTTGGAAAAGGTAGAATTAGATCAAAGAATAAAAGAAATTGACAACGCAATTACTAAGAAAACTACTACGGAAACTAAAGCAAAAGCACCTCCATCAGTTGGTACGGACAGAGAAGCAGTATCTCTTGAGTTGTACAATAAAAACTTTATGGACCTTACTCAACCAGAACGTACTGCTGTTAATAAACGAGTTGAGGAATCATCTAAAGGAAAACAAGTTATTAATGTTGATGCTAGGCAAGCACAAGGTGTGAATGCAGCCCAAGTAAAACGGTTTGATGATATTTCTAATAATGCCATAGCAGCGGAAAAGTCAATATCAAATATCGATGCGATGAGTAGAGTATTAGGGAATGCTTTTACTGGTGTAGGTGGCGGTGTTGCTCTTAAAGCAGGACAGATTGCTAATGCTCTTGGTGTGACAGTCACAGGAACAACAGAGACAGAACAACTAAAACAACTTATAGATGGTTTAACTGCTGGACAAGCTCGTACACTTCCTGGGTCGTTGTCTGAAAAAGAACTTGAATTCTTGAAAGGGGCTATTGGTAATACAGGTATGACTAAGCAGACACTTAATGCGATGCTTAAACGTATGCGTACTGAAGCTCTTACTGATAAAAAAGCCTATGAAGATGTTTTCAGATATCAAACAGGTGGTGGTGATTTAAATAAATATGATTTTGTTAGCAACAGATCAAAAGCTAGGAAAGAGGCACAACGTATAAGCGAATTACTAGATAAAGCAACTCCTGAACAGCGTAGAGAATTAGGATACTAATATGGCAACAGGACTTTCACCTCAAGAACTTGATGAACTTAAGAGTTTATTAGGTTCTCAAGGAGCACCAGCACCAGTACAGCCTACATCAGTCATGGAGGGTGCTAAACAACCAGGAAAGACGTTTACTGATTTAGCCATAGAAGCATTACCTGATATTGGTGGTTTAGCTGGTGGTGTTATTGGAGCAGCTACAACACGAACCCCACAAGGGGCTATGACAGGTAGGGCTTTAGCGCAACAAGCTGTTAGAGGTGTTATTGGCTCTGGTCTTGGAGCAGCGACAGGAACAGCTCTAGAGTCTGGTGTCAAGACTGCAATGGGTATGCCAGTGCCTCTGACAAAGACAGCAGCAGATATGTTGTCTAACTCCGTAACGAACATGGCTTTAGATGCTACTGGTAACGTAGTCTTTAACATGCTTGGAAAAGGTTACCGTGTTACCAAAGACGCATTGTTAAAAGCTGGTGTATTACCACCAATGGATACTTCTGCACAAGAAGCTAAACGTGTTGCTCAAGAGCTTTTACAGAAGTATGGTGGTTCGCTAACAGAGTATCAAATCACAGGCACTACAGGTGCTAAAGTACGTGAATCAGTAGGGCGTAGTGGTTTCTCAGGTCAAAGTACCTTTGATCAACTAGCAGAGACTAACTTAAATGCTTTACGTCAGGAAAGAGATAAGATTCTTGATACTGTGTCTGATGAAGCTATTACTGCTATAGCTGCCGGTAAAAGTGTAAGAGATATTATTCAAGGCAGTAATGAAAAACTATCTCAATTAACAAACCCTTTTTATGAGGTAATACTACCATCTAGGGGTGTTAACATTCCTGTAGATTTAACCTCAGTTCAGAAGTACGCTACAGACAAACTAACTGAAGCAGCAAAGCCCACAAAAACAGGAGAGCCTGAAGTAGTCCTTGGTAGTGCTGTTTCTGGTGTTTTAAATGACATACAAAAGTTTGCTGATTCTGTATCCTTTGCTGATGCTCAAAAGCTTAGGTCAATGTTAACTACAAGACTTAGAGATGTACAAGTAGAATTTGGTAAGCAAAGTCCAGTTGCTTATCATTTAAGACAGACAATAGGAAATATTGATGCTGTTATGGATACAGCAGCAAAGCAGTTAGATCCTGATCTACTTTCTCAATACCGTAGCACACAAAAATTCTACAGAGAATCTTTAGAGAAGTTGTTCCCTGAAACAGTTCTTAAGATACTTGTTAAAGAGCCTGAACGTATTGGAGAAGCGATATACAAAGCTGGTAACCAATCAGAGATTCGTGCTATCAAAGATGCTTTAGCACAAGCTAAGACGATTGATCCTTCTATTGACATAAAGAGTGTTCAACAAGCATTAAACAGAGGCTATGTAGAGTCTTTCTTAGGCGAACAAGGTGCTGAGAACACACTTAAAGAGTTTGTTGCTATCGGTACTAAACTCAGAAAAGATGCTAATTTTCGTAGGACGTTTGAGGAAGCGCTTAGTCCTGAAGCACAGAATAGCATAAGAGCATTAAGTAAGACTGCTGAAATCAGCTCTAAAACACCAGGAGGAAGTTTATCTTTATTCGTCACTGGTAAACAAGCTGAGGCTGTAAGTTCTTTAGCTGCCGTATTAGCTGGTTCTGGTGCTGCGTCATTATCTCAAGACCCATTACTTGGCGCTGCTGTAGGTGCTGGTGTTCTTTTAACTCCTAAAGTATTTGCTAAGATTGCTACTAATCCTAAAGCAGCTAGTCAATTAGTTGGTTTAGAGAAAGAGATTAGTAAAGCAGGTATGACAGGTGCTGCTGCTGCTAAGTTAGCAAAGATATACAATGATGCTCGTGTAACAACATCAGACTTTGGTACTCCTGAAACAGCTACACAGGATCAACCACCACAAGGTTTAACACCAGAGCAGATGGATGAGCTTAGAAACCTTACACAGCCTCCTTCACAGCCTGAGAAGAAACAACCCATGAAGCAAAGCAGTATTGTTGGAGACCTTTTAGGAGGTTTCATCAATGTTTGAACTCATTGGTGCTCTTATCGGTGGTGTCTTTCGTCTTGCTCCAGAGGTCTTAAAGATCTTAGATAGGAAGTTTGAAAGAGAACATGAACTGAAGAAGTTAGATGTTGAAGTCTCTATCGCTAAGATGCAAGCAGAGTTTGCTCTACAGCAGGGACATCAACGTCTACAAGAGCACGAATTAGATGCTATCGGTGAAGCATTCAAACAACAAGCAGAGTCTGATAGTAAAGCTTGGAAGTGGGTAGCATCACTATCTGCTTTGGTTAGACCAGCAGTGACATACTGGTTTGTATTCTTTTATACTGCTGTAAAGGTAGCAGGCTTGTATTTAGCTTTCTTACAAGATGGTATCTGGACTAATGTACTCATCACAGGCTGGACAGATTTTGATGAGGGTATGTTGGCTATGATACTATCGTTTTATTTTGTCGGTAGAGTTTGGGAGTCTTCAAAGAAATGATAGATAAAGCTAAAAAGTCTGAGCAAGACAGGAAATATAGAGAAAAGAACAAGGAAGTTTTGAGAGAAAAGAAAAGACAGTATTACT